ATTTCAGGAGTAATAATTTTCATCCTATTACTTGTAACAACTCCATTTGTAACTCCATACTCATCAAAATAAACCATTCCAAAAGTATATCTTGAGTTTGGTTTATAACAAGCTGTATTTACATCATATATAGTTGCCGGAGATACTGTTATTTTAAAAACACCTGTTACAACACATATTTGATTATTATAAGTAGACTCAACGTATATAGAAGTAGGATGAGATGGTATAGTTGTATTGTCGTAAAAGTATGTACTTGTTGTTGCTATTAAATTTTTAAAAGCAGTTACTAAAGTAGGCACATCAGTTATACCGACTGTTGGTAGGTTAATGGTAAATGTTTCACTTACTTTATCGTTTGCATTCTGCCAATTAGTAGCTGTATAAGTTAATTCAACTTTTGTTGTATTCTGAATACCTCCATAAAATTGTGTATCAACAGCACCTTTAACAATCGGAACAAAACCTAAAAAAAAGTCAATTTTAAATTGAGGTTGTATTGTATTTAAAACTATATCTAAAGATAAATTACTTGAATTACTTATAGATGACAAAGAATTAGTTACATTAAATCCAGAGCCAAAAGTATTACCTTCTGTTAATCCACCATATACAAGTAAGTTTCCATTTATTAATTCTTGTGTATTTGCTTTTTTTGGAACATAATCAAATAACAATAAACTTTCAGCCTCGTCTAAAAACTCATAAGAGCTATCATTATAAAATAAATATTCAAATATTGTATTATCTGGAATACTTGTTTGTGTATTATCGTAGTTAATTTTATCTATTGTTGTTATCAAAAATGGAGTTCCAAATGTTGCTGATAAAGATTGCCTTGCACATATCTCTACTTTAATAACATCATTAGTACTTGTATTTATTGGAACTGAAATTCTATTGTTTTTTGTTGGGTCTTTTTCTGTTGATAAACTATCAGCATTTGGCGGTGTAAATAATTTACTCCAAGGACTCCAAGTTGATTTTGTATTATCTCTAAATACCCATCTATATCTAAACTGATAAAGTTTATTCTTTAAGTTATTAAGATTTACAGTAGATATTGTTTGAGGATATGAACAAATAGGAGCAATTAATGGCATTGGTTTAGCCACAGTTAAATATATTGTTTCCCAGGCTGTTCCTCCACTATACGCTGAATTATCTAATGCTGTCTTAATATTTAAACACATAGGTCTATTTAACCTATCAGTCCAATATAATACATCTCCGTCTTCCGTACTTTTATAAAGAATATTTACAGAAGCTATTGGATATAATTTACTAAATTGAAAAATATCATAAGCACTATTTGTAAAACTTACTAATACAGGAATAGTAGTTTTTGTAATTGTATCAAAATAATATATACCATTTTTTCCGCCACTATTCCAATTAAACCAATATACTCTATTATTAATATTATCAAAAATAGCTCCAATACACTCATTTTGCCCGGCAGGCAATGCTGTTGTTATAAGTTTGTTTCCATTGATATTTTCTGCCATCATGTTGCCTGTATTGCCCCTAAATCTTACATTCATAGCATACCTGTGATGTCTTGATGGTAATACATCATTAGCATCATCAAGATTCATAATACCATTAAATATTTTTTCTTCTACCATAATTATCCTTTAACAGCAAGTCGCTGTGATTCTCTTGAATATTGTTCAGCTACCATTAATCTAAATGGCTTTAATCTCTTACGAGCTAAATGTTTTTGTGCGTTATATTCTTTTTGACGCATTGCTTTTTCGCTGATATTTACAAGTCTTGTACTTGGTAAACTTTGAATATCCTTCCACCTTAACCAAGCTATTAAAGCTTCTTGTGCTTTGAAATCTATTGTATAGTCATCATCCATTACCGGACTGCTTACATACTCTAATACAACTTGACTATATGCAAAATGAGGGTCTAATACAATTACTCCGTTTTGATTATCTATCTTACATTCACCTGCTTGTATTAATGCTGAACCTGCTCCAAAATAACTTTCATATCCACTATCTCCCCAATACCCATACCAATAAGGATAATCTAAATATGTTGTTCCTGTTCCTATTTGAGATGCAATATTCTGTAATCTGTTAGGACTTAAATCTTTATATGTAGCAAGTTGTTCGTTTACTCTTAATGTAGCAATTTCTCCAGATGAATTAAATAATCCTACTCTTATCCAATCTATATAATCATCAGGTAATGTTACAGTTAAGTTTGGATTTACATTTATTAAATCTACTTTAGGTTGCCATGTTACATCTAAACCTAAATCAGTAAGACCTCTAAATGCTAATGACCAAAGCCTTCTAAACTCTTTTGAAGTTTGTCTGCTTTCGTCAATATACATATTAACAGCATCGGAAAGTTTTATGTATCTATCCATAATTATTTATCTTTACCATCAGTTACTTCATCAGCAACCAATGTTTTTCTTTGAATTAATTTCTGCAATACTGTACTATATACAAAATCAATAGCATCAGGAGGTACATTTATAGGCGCACTTAAACTATTAGTAACCATTGTAGCCATTCTAATATTTAGTTTTGCATTTGGAGGTAGATTGTTTTTTACAAACAAATATAATGTACTACCTTCTATCCAATAAAAAGCTCCTTTAGGCATAGGCATAAACCTAAAATAATCTACTTCATTAGCTGATACATAAGTTACAGGTCTACTTGCACCACCTACTCCAACAAACGTACATCCTTGCACTCCGCTATTTCCTGGTAATCCTAATGGCGGATGAGGAATTGTTGTTGAATAAAAATCAGTATCAGGATTCTTTGTAAATGATGTTACTTGAAATGTAGTTATATATCCTTCAGGTACTGATAATATTCCTGTTACTTGATAGTTTTCATTTGTTTGTTTGGTAGCTGCTAATGCAACAGCATCATTAACAAATAATAATATCTCATTATCAGTTAATACAGATTGGTCATTTGGATAATTTGCATAGTAAGTTCTTCTTACTCTATCAATTATATTTTGAGTTGTAACTACCATTATTCTCCTGTTTGTATTACTGAATTACCATATTGAATATCCAATTGGTCTTTTAAAGAAACTCCTATAATCTTAGCAGCTCTTGCTATAATCTCATCATAATCATTTTCTAACCACTCTGGCTGAACACTTGTTGCAGGATTATATACCGGTCTTCCTTGTCCATCTAATGTATAACCCCATACTACATCTATGGGAACATACAAATACTTTAATGTTAAATTATTTAAAGTAGTAGGATATATTCTCCAATTTGTTTTTTCTTCTATGTAAAAAGCATTTGCTTCATTTACCGGGTCTATGCTATCCTTTACTCTCTCAGCAAATCTATCTTCTTCTATTCTTAGTACTCTAAAGTCATTTGGAGTATACATTGCAAGTAATTTATTAAAGTCTACCGGCTTTGTTGCAACACCACTACTTACTGTAAGTGTTGCAGTTTTTTGAAATGGAGTTAATCTTGATACTACATTATCAGTCATGCTTAACCCTATTCTTGGAACAGCACTACCATATCTGTATTGTTCTATGCGACCTACCAATAAATCATAATAGTTACGCTGTGCAGTATTAAAAGCATATTGAAACTCAGAAGGAGGTAAACTTCCTAATTGATTTTTTCTTACAATAAATTTTAAATTACTATATACTTGGTCAACTGTCATTTCTTATTTTTTAAATGCTGATGCAGGTATAGAAATTGTATCTCCTACTTTTTTAGTTCCTTTCCAAAGTGCTGCATTTATTTTTTGCTTAGGACTTGTAGTTCCGTGTCTTGCAGCAAATGCTTTTACTGTTGTTATCGGTCTATTCTTAGGTCCTACCTTAACACCTTTCTGACCACCTTGCACAGTTTTTTGTTTGCCATTAACATTAAAAGTGGCTTTCCAAGTTTTACCTTTTGCAGTTCCTCTTTGTATTTTAGCTGTAGGCATTATAAAACATTTTTACAAATATACAAAAAATCCCGCAATAGAAATTGCAGGATTTAATTAAAACCAAACTATGAATCAAAATTACAACTGAGTCTTAAGTGTTTTGTAAAAAGACTCTCCTTCTTCTGAACAAGCAAAGTCTGTAATTGCATCAGCAGAATCTTTATTGCTACCAATTTCAGCAATCATTTGTTTACTTGAAGCCCAATGGAATTGTCCTTTTACTAATCCTGTAGTAATAATTCCTCTATCCAATCCTTTTTGAACTGCATATCTAATCTTTACTTTAGGGTTATTTGCATATAATAAGAATTGTTCAGGATTCTCTAAAGCCTTTGCTTTATAGTCTTCTCTAATTGCATCTACATCTCTTTCTTCTCCTGTAGCATGATGAACAAAAGAAATACCCAAGAACTTAGCATGAGGTATCATATCCTCATCAGTAGCTGAACGTGCTACATCATAAGCTCTATCTTTTTTCTTACCTAATTCTACAATATTCTCATCTGAGTTACCAAAGTCTAATAGTCTATATAGGTTATTAATAGTCTTTAGTTTATTCTTTTGGTTTTCGCATTGATTGTTTAAAATTAAAAACTGATACAATGCTTTATTCCAAGAGGGAACATTCAAATGACCGTCTTGAAATGTAATTAAATTAGTTTGCTTTGAAACTAAATTCTCGGGTAAAGGTCCATTTGCTTCTTGCTCATCTACAAAAATAGACTTTAATCCATCTATGTATCTAATTTGTCTTGGTTGTAAATCAGGTTCTTCCTCAGTTCCGTAATTAAAAAGTACTGCATCGGTGTTTGGCATCATTACTCTTGGAGGAAAAATACTTGCACTTTCATAGTATTTTGGATGCTCTGTTACTAATCTGAATATATAAAATTCAGGTTCTCTTTTTGTTTTTTTTACTGCCGGTGCTTTTGCTTTCACAGTAAGAGAAGTTGATTTACTTGTCAACTCTGATAACGATTGTGCCATAATTAATTTTTAGTTGTATAACAAATATATGTATAAACAAATAAAGTACCAATATATTTTTAATGTTAAAGTGTCATAAAACAAAAATCCCCTCGTTTGAGGGGACTTTCTATTGGAATTTTAATTATTAAACTCCTTTGAAAATTGCATACTGATTAGCAGCAAATACACGAACACCAGGGAAACTCAACATAGAGATGGTCTTTTGAGCATCTGTAGTTTTGTTGCTTGGAGCTAACATACCTGTTTCAGTAGTCAAGATTCTTTGACCATTTACTTCTTGGAATACAATTTGGAAGCTTGGTACTTGCTTACCTGTCTTAGCATCGCTATTGATTTTTTGAGGAATCAAACAACCATAGTTACGCTTTTCAGGAGTAGTACTTGGAGCAATATGGTATACTGCTTCAGGGCTAAACATATTGTTTAAGAAGAAATGGAAAGTATATCCATCAATCATGAAAGAGCTAAATCCATAAGATACAGCAGCTTCTTGAGAACCACCTACTGAACCATAACTGATAGCACCATTGTTGTATTTACCAAACAACAAGTCATTGATTTCTTGACGTTGGAAAATATCTTGCAAGAAATGGTATTCACCAGTTCCACCATAGAAGTTCAAAGAACGAGTCAAAGCATGAATATCAGATAAACCTGCACTACCAGATGTGTATTGAATTGTAGTACCATTCGCAGCAACACGAGGTAAAACACCTGTAGTACCTACTGTATTACCCGGAATTAAAGTATTGTCAATTGCAGTACCTTCAAATACTTTGAACATTAAGTTGTTCATGTATCTGCGGTTCATGTCATCTTGAGCTAAGTAGTAGTAGTAAAAATTACCATTACCAAAATCAACTTCATTCTTTTCAATATCAGCTCTATCTGTAATAGTGAAATCATCTCTATGTTCAGTAGTTGTATTGAAGATTTTATCTAATACAGGAGACATACCACTTAACTTAGAAGAATTTTCTCCTACGTTTACAGCACCTCTAAGCATTAAATATTCACCGGCAGCAAGGTTAAAAGCAACACTTGATTGCAATGGAGTGATTTTTACAATTTGAGGATATACACCTACTGCTGTATTGATTGCAGTAACTTGACCTTCAAGACCTGTAGTCATTACTCTTACAACCTCACCAACTCTTAATGGAGTTTGACCAGAGTAGTAAGAAGGGTCAGCACCAATTGTAGAGCCTGCAAGACCGATTGTTACATCTACCGCAGCACCTGCTGTTGAACCTGTTACAGCAGTTCTTACTGCTACTGCTTGATGTAAACCACGCTTCTCATAGTGGTAGAACTGACGGTTATCAGTCTTAGCTTCTGTTATTGAGTTACCTAAAGCCATTTGAACTATTGCATAGTTTTCAGCTCCATATTTTCTAACTAAGTTCTTTTCAAAAGAACGGTCAAAAATGTTTAAATCATTCAACAGCGTTCTATTGGCTGCTGAGCTTGATATAGCACCTTGGCTATATCCGGGAAAAGTATTTGGCATTGTTTTTTGTTTTTATTTTTAAATTATTGTTGTTGTCTTGTTAAATGTCCCATAAAAAGTTTATCAAACATATTGCGTTCTTCTTCAGCATCAGATGGTTTATAAGTTGCTGAAGGTTCAGTATCAACAGTGATATTTTTACTTTTTTTAAGTGTTTCAAGTCTTGTTTGGTTCACAGCTTGTGAAACAACAGAATTGATAATCTTATTAAAGTTGTCCGCTATATACAAATCTTTGAGAATTAAATCAGGATTATACTTTCCATCTTGGTAGTATCTTCCAACATAATAATTTTCTAAATTCTCTGCTGCCTCACGGTATTTAGTTATTTCATTTCCGGGAATGTCAAACTTACCATTGATAGCAATATTTGTTTTTTCATCTTTCCACTCGAATGGAAGACTATTAACACGCTTCTCAACACCACTTAAAGCAGATAAGAAGTTAGCTCTCGCTTCTTCAACTTCAGTATTATCTACTTCTTGTACTTGCTGAGGAGCATATTGTGGGAACTTTATATCCTCTGCCAAACTATTAAAGAACTCTTTTGCGCTTGATACGTCGCTTTTTATTCTTTGATTTAACTTCTTTTGTTCTCTTTTTAATTTTGAGTCATCAAAAGCATATTCATCTAAAACATACTTTTCATTATACTCATCTTCTATATCGTCTTTATCAAAGTCAGGATTTGATGCTTTTATATAAGCCTTCAAAACTTCTTCTTCTGATTTATCTTTTAATGTTTCTGCAAATGTTTTTCTTTGCAAAATATCAGCCACCTCATTTATCTTTCCCTCTGCAAGCATTTGATAGATAGCTTTTGAGGTTTCATTTTCAAAACTTATCTCTGCTTGTTGTTCTTTATTAATTGCTTCTTCAAGCTCTTCCCAAGTAGAATACTTTCCACCTGTTCTTTGTTTAATAAATTCTTCTTCGTCTAAAATGTCTTCTGCTTCTTCTACTTCAGCTACCTCTTCACTTACTATAGGTTCTTCTGTATTTTCTACTAAAGGTTCTACTAAAGGTTCTACTATAGTTTCTGCTATAGGTTCTGTAACTTCAGTTACTTCTTTGCTTAAGCTGTCTACATATTCTTTTAATATGTCTGTAGTTTCCAAAGAGCTGTCTGTTTTTTGTGCGAATTCTTGGATGATGTCTTGGTTTTCCATTTTATATATTTTGTTTATTGGATATACTTGTCCTAAAACTTTCCACAAATATACATACTTTTTTTAAATAAAAAAGCAGGAGTAGAAACTCCCGCCTTAACCATGAAAAAAAACACACACTAAAACCTATTATGAACCCATTTCTTCGGGTTGCTCTTGTTCAGTTTCTTGTTCCATTTCTTGCTCTATTTCTTGACCTTCTTGAGCTTCTTGACCTTGCTCTTGTTGTTCTTGTTGCATTTCTTGTTGTTGAGCCATTTGTTCTTGTTGTTGCTTTGCTGCTTTTTCTTGAAGAACAGAACCAAGTATTGTATCTACTATTTGTTTTACATTATCTGGTATTTCAACTCCTTTACTCATAGAAACAGAATACATTGTAGAAGCAAACTTCAATAACTCTAAATCTTTATCAGCATCTTCTTTGCTTTTATTTACTGCTATTTTAGATTGTGCTTGTACTTGCTCTAACTGCATTTGCTCTTGAACTTTTGCTTGAGCAGCTTGTTGCTGAATCTGAGCATTCATCTGAGCATTATTTTGCGCAGCCTCTTCGGCTTCTTTTTTTGATTTTTTAATTGTTCTTGAAAGATACAACTCAGCTAATTTAACATCATCAATGTTTTTTATCTTAAACACCTGCTCATAAGTTATCATGCCGGCTTGTAGTGCTGTATTCATTAGTTGATTAAGTTCAGCAGCTTCTTTGTCATTAGGAAGCAAACTAACTTTAACATCAAATGTCATATCCATTAAACTCAAATCATAACCTTCAAACTCTTTAAACTTAGATGCTTTGAATATTACTAAGTCCCAAATCATCATAGAAACCTTTTGACAAGTCTGTTCCATTAATGTAGAAAATGCATCATAGATATATTCAGTAGCATTATTAGATGCTGATATTTGATTCTGCATTACACCTAATCCTGTCTTAACCGGAATACTTGAAGCATCTCTGTATTCAGATATACCCATCTCTTCTCTTAATCTATCTAACTCAAAGTTATATTGTTGAATTAAAGTATTAAGTTGAGCTACGTTTGTATTAGAAGCAAGTGGTTGTATAGGTGCTGCTTTTCTTTCTCCATCATCTCCTGTTGAATCCCAATATACTCTACCTGTTTGGTCGTATACTTTCATTAATTTAAGAGGGTCTATAGAGTTACCTAAACCTAAATCAACATCTCTTAAACCTGCAATGTCTACCATAAAACCATCAGGTCGCATAGTAGATATTAATTGTTGCATTTTAAGTCTAATCAAAATCATTTGACGAATAGGACCCATAGCCTTTTCAATCATTGAAGGAACTAAACTACCATCAGCATTAGGACAAATAACAGAGTAGTTAAAGAATGCATCTACTCCATTTTGATATGGTCTAATTATGTTTTCTGATATATTCCACTTTAAAATTATATCTGTATCTACTACCCAAAGTCCATTATAAATATTCATTTTTTTACTTTCAATAATCTATCCACTTAT